TACTGTTATAGACTCAGAAGATCCTTCTAATACAGTATAAGAGCCCGCGCTGAAGGCATAAGTTGGGCTAGAAGGAGTTGTAGATGTATCGTAAATTGTAACACTTTCTGATGCTTCCCCATTGTCTAAGCTAATAGTAAATGTTTCTGTACCTTCTGTAGTTGAATCTTCGGTTACACTAAAATTAAGAACACTGCCATTACTCACACTTCCTGTTAGACTAGCACCATTAATATCAGATGAACTAACTCCTGTAATTGTATATGCAAAACTTCCGCTTTGATTTGTTGCAAATGTGATTGAGAAACTTCCTCCTTCATTAACTGAAGAATTATTACTTGTAAGACTATAAGTAGCAGTACCCGTTGAAGTATCATTAATTTCAACAGAGAGTGTTCCAGTGCCGATAGTAGGATCAAATCCACTAACACTTGGACTATTTATCGTACAAGAAACTGTTTCTGTTGTACCGTCTGTAGTATTGTCTGCAATAGTTGATATTGTTACAGAGTTAGATGTTGTACTGTTACTAAATGTAAAAAAGCCGGAAGCCCCACTTGTAGAGTAGTCTGTTCCCCCTCCCGTTGCAGTTCCTCCTAAGCTAAAATTTACAGTTCCTGTAATTGCTGCTGTAGCAGTTGCATAAAAGGTGAAGGAATCTCCTTCATCTACAGATGTTTGACTTCTTTCCACATTAATAGTAACAGGAGTAAGAGAAGTGTCCAAAAGAGAGAATGCTTGTGTAAGAATTGTACTACTACTATAAGTCACACTAACGGTATAGTTTTCTGTTCCTTCTGTAATTGCATCATTTTTTGTTGTAATTGAAAAGCTGCCTTGACTGGAAGAATTGATTGTTCCACTTCCACTTACTGCGTTAAAGTCTGACGTAGTTCCGTTTATACTCCAGTTAAATGTTCCACTTGTTGTAGTCCCACTTGTATCTTCAAATTGAAAAGTACGAGTGACCCCTTCATTCATAGAAGTATAAGTTTGCGTCCACTCCCAACCAGTTGCTGCAGCTCCGTAAAAATCACTAAGCTGTATCTCTCCACTTGTAGGAACTCCTATATTTGTTCCTGTATTTGGAACAAGACCTCCTCCTCTATAAAACTCACTTAAAGAAGAAGATCCTGTATCTCCAAATTCAGTTTTGAGATCTTGAATGCTTATCGCACCACTACTTTGAAGAGCCACGCTTCAATTCCTCTACTTCTTTTTTCAAGTCTTTGATTGCTTCAATCAAAAGCGGTACCAGTTTTTCATACCGAACTGCAAGCATATCGTTCTCTCGTTTTGCTACAGCTTCTGGTGCGACTTTTAATACTTCTTGTGCGATTACACCGATGTCGTGCATTCCTTCATAGGGAGATACGTGATTCCAATCGAACTCATATCCTCCTAGTTGAGTTACTTTTTCAAGTGAGTTTTCGATCGGAGTAACGTTGTCCTTCATTCTTCGGTCAGAACTGTAGAAGGCCGTAATATCACCAGTTGCTGTAATTGCTCCAGTTGCAGCTATAGTACCACAAGTTATGTTTCGAGAAGCATCTACAAAAGTAGAGTTGCCTACTTTTATAGTACCATTGTTTGCAACTGAAAAAGTCTCCGTAGAAGATCCTCCAAAACCTTGAAATAAGTAGCTAGCACTACATACTGTTAAATAGTTTGTTCCTCCAAACCCATAAGTTCCACTATTTCCATATGAAAAACCCGCTGCTTGTCCTGCATCTGTTACAGAAGCGAGTCCAAAAGAATCTGTGTCACTTCCGGTATATTGACAGAATAAAGCAGTACAGTCTCCAGCATGACTAGAAACAAATTTAGCAGTAGTATCATAGCTAGTACCACCAATACTAAGACCTGTAGTGGCTAGAGCAAAGGTATGATTGCTTTCAGAGAATGAAGTGCTAGAGTTCAGAGCTTGGAGACTAATAGTGCCTGTAGTAATATTACCACCATCAATAGTAGTAATTGTAGAACCATCTAGTTGAAAGTCTCCCGAACTAAAAGTTACAAGTCCTTCAAAGTTATGTCCAAGAGTTACCGACCCAAAAGTAACACTGTTTGTAGTATCGGTATCAGATGTTTGCTGCGCTGTCCATCGCGCATAGTAGTATTGGCCACTTGCGCCTGCTCCCATCTCTGGAGGACTTTGTTGCCAGCCAGAGTTCATTCCTGAAATAGCTCCAGTTGACCAAGTTAATGTACCGCTTCCAGGGCCTGAAGGTGCCGAAGTAGTTGCAGTATTATAATATACGTAACCTTCTGCAAATCTTAATCCATCATCTCCAGTTGCTCCAGGCGCTCCATCAGCTCCTGCAGTAGACTTACTAAAAGTCTGTTTTACTGTTCCACTTGTAGTTCCTTCTAGATTAAGAGTATAAGTAATAGTGGCATTTGTGCCAGTCATATTACTGTGATCTCCAATCGTATATTGTGTGCCAGCTACACTTGGAGTACCTGCAGTAATTCCACTTGCACTTACACTAACAGAAAATTGATCTGTAGTTGGAGTACCACTTACACTATTTAATTGAGTGCTTCCTCTATAAACTTCTATATCTGTTCCAGACCCTGAGTAGCTAGTAACAGTTCCGGAGCTATTCGCCGTAAAAGAATGAGCAGAGTTTGTAACAATTACTGTATAGCCATCAATACCATCATCACCATCTGCGCCTTCAGCAACATAGAATATTGATATAGTATCAAATGCAACTTCTGTAGTAGAATCAGCAGCTTCCGAAACTCCTACACGAATTGTTAGAGGGTTTCCTGCCCATCCTGTTGTACTTGAAGGTATACTATAAGTAAAAGTATCCGTGTCTCCAGTGCCATCTGTATAAGAAGTTTCGTCTGTGATTCCATCTCCCGTAAACTTAAAGTAAGGATCTGTAAAATTTGAAGCAGTCGCTGTAAAAGTAAGCGTACCACTAGGAGACGGATTTGATGTAGTTCCGTCTGTAGCTGTTTCATATACTACAGAATAATCGTCTGAAGTTAAACGAACAAGCTTACCTGCAGCTCCTCCTGCACCGTCTTGTACAAAAGGAATTGTAATATTTGCACTGCTTTGTTTGTCTGTATTGCTTTCATCTAGTTCCTCTGCAACAGTGACAGTAAATGCTAAATCTGTGGCAGAATAAGTGCTTACTTTATCAAGAGTTTTAGTTGCTACAAAATCTGTTCCCGCTGAAAAAACTGTATCAGCAGATTGTGATATTTCAGAGTTTGTAAAGCCCGCTCCGGTAAACTTAAATACAGGATTTTTATATCCAAAAGCTGTAGCAGTAAGAACTACATTTGTGTAGCTTGTTGTTAAGGTGCCACTGCTGTCAAAATTAAAAAACGTTGGGTCCGCAGTAATAATTACACTTCGAGGTAGTTTTCCTAAGTTTGGATTAACTATTAAATTTACAGGAAAGTACTTAAACGTTCCGCCATCGTTTCGTATTTGTGCGATTACTGCATCTTGATCTTTATCAAACTTAAAAGTGTTTTCATACGCGGTCGTCCCCGCAGAGATAGCAGTAGTAAAGCTTTTATCAATTCTTACATCTGTGTCTGAGGCTACATAAATAACGCGCGCAGCTTGAGTGCTGCTAAACTTAATAATATCCCCAACCGCTAACTCGCTAGAAAAAGATGTAGAAGATCCAACTACTCGATTAGAATTTGCTGCGACACTTACAGTTCCTGTCAGCGCTGTCCAGTTGCTAGTATGAGTTGTATTTCCCGTTCCTGCATCATAAAAATATCCGTAACCTAAATCATCATCTCTATAGTATTTTATCAAAGTTAAAGGATCGGAAGCATCTGCATCAAACATTACATAATGAGAGGAAAGCTGTTTCTCTATCTCATTTGTAATTGCAGAAAAATTTACAGAAGCAATATTCGAGCAGTCTTGAGTATATTCAGACGCAGGACTACCATCAAATTCTTTGACAAGTTGAGGATCTCCTGCAGGAGAGATAAAATATTCCTTATCTTCAAAAGTAAAAGTTCCTGTAGAGGTTATAAAAGCAGGGGAAGAAACAGTTGCCCCTAGAGCCATACCAAATGCTCGTGGTATTGCTTGTCGAGCAGGATCTTCGATTGTAAAAGTAGTTTTTGTTTTTTCAGACATTTTTCCATTTATAGAAACTGTCTGAATTCCTACAGTAAATGTTCCTACAGGTAAATCATATGCAATTAAACTTCTTCGCTCTTTTGAAACTTTTAGAGACGCAGGAAAGCCTGGAATATTTGCACTAACTAAGTAGTGGTCTACGTACCTATAATCTGTGCTTACATTATCTCCTGCAAATGTAGGAGTGTCCCAGTAAAAAATTATATCATTGCTAACAATTCCTGAATTAAGATCGCTAACATGAGCATAGACGTTTGTAGGTGCAGGTATTACATCAGTTGCTCCAGGATTAGAAAAAAGTGGATCTGTAGTAGATAATGTAAAATCAGCATCTACAGAATCATATTTCTCATTATAAAACTCTACTGCAGTGATTCCATATTCATTCTTGCTTTCTTCTGCTATACTAAGAATTTTATACATTTTCTTAGATCCAAGCACCTCTACTCCGCCTATGGTTTCTCGTAATAGCCATAAGCTTTCAGCAGTTGGAGCAGTTGTAAAAGCACTCGCAGAAGAAACTGTTAAAGAAGATACAGTTCCGGGAGAAGTAGTAACTGTTCCAGTTTCTACGTTTGTATATGGCTTCCAGGTAATATCTACATAGTTTCCACTATCATCAACAATATTTGAAGCCTCTGGATCAGTATCAATAGTAGATATATCAATAATATCACCTCTACTGTATGATGTGCTTCCTATTGTTGCAGAGTCCTGTGCGAGAGTAGCTACAGAGTCTGTAAAACCAACAGTCAGTTCATATGTAGATCCAGAATTAAGAGTTATACTTCTATCTAAAGGTATAGAAGTAGTTGTAGGTGTTCCTGTATTACTTACTCGTCCACTATATTTTAGATTGCCCGGATGTCTATCAGAGTCTTGTACATTGATTATATCTCCGGGCGCAAGAAAAGCCGCATTGATTGCAGTCTTAAAACTAACGATTTCGGTTTGATTTACCGCAGTCCATAACTTCCAGCGACCATAGCGAAGAGCTTGGCCTTCTGAAGTTGCCCCATAAGCTGTTGCATTTTCAGAAATAAGTCTGCCCGTTTTTATTATATTTTGACGATCTTCTACTATAAGATTCTCGAGTTCATAGTTTGCTTTTGGATTATTCCAAGTTACAACTATTTGATTTGCACGAGTCTTGCTACCTGTAGTTTCATAGGAGAAAGCCCCGTCTATGACATTGGCTTTTGAAAAGTTATATACAGGATCTCCTGGCTGATCTATAACAGTGTAGATCTCTCCATCAAGCCAATAGATCATGCTTCTAAAGATAGAGGCTAAATCTTTTACAACTTTGTACGCATCGGTTGCTTTTGTAAGATATACATTGGTAGTAAATCGAGGTTCTGTACCTCCATTTCCATCATCTACCATTTCGTCACAATATCTAGCAATTCTATAAAGTGCATATTTATCTATATCAGTTTCTGCTAACCATTCTCCTAACCCGTAACGATTATTAGTAAGAATATCGTAAAAAATCCAAGCAGGATTATTCGTATAAACTTTATCTGCACGAAAGTTTCCATCCCAGTCTTGATATGTGCTTTCTATAGAACCATTGCTTACATTTCTTTTGTAAGAAGGTGCATTATCTGTTTCTGTACTTTCTTCTCTTGTAACATAGTTGGAAGGTACTTTTACTTTTAATCCCTTACAGTGATAAGTACGAGTAGGAAGCTGTTGAAAATCTCTAGAGTTTAGTCGTATCTTTGCCATCGCTGTCAAAGGATAAGTAAGATTTTCTTTTATAATTGTGCTTAACGAAGTAATACTGCCCACAGATTGAGTTGTATAGTTTTGATTCCAAGTATTTGTTTGTGCATTATAAGCAAGATTACTGTAAGTTGTTCGAGTAATCTTAAGTTTAAAATCTGTAAAAGGCTGATATTTCTTTAAATCTATAACATGGTTAAAAATAAGAGGAGCATTAGATCTTCCTTGATGTTCCCAAGTATCTGTTATTTCTTGATAACTTCCAAAAGATCCATTTTGTTCTACAGCTATTTCAGCTGTATATCTTGCAGTGGCTTCACCCTGTTCACCTTTTTCATTTCTATTCCAAAGTTGTGGGTAAGAAAAGGTAATTCGTATTTGATCTGCCTGCTCTATCTGCGCCTGAGTCAAATTAAATCCTGCAGCTCCTGTTGTATACTCTCTTGTGGCATTTGAGCTATCTTCTAATGAACAGGCAGTGTCATTATAAGTTGTACAAGTAAGATCTATACTTGTATTCGAAGGAGTATTTGTTATTGCTGTTACGCCAGGCCCAGTATTACCAACCTCAGTAAATGAAGGTTGAGTAAGTTGTCCTGTACGAAATTGTACGGCAAAACTATCATACTTAGAACCTTGAGATAGTGAATCTTCTAAAGAAGTTTTACCATAATCTGTACTTACAAAATCACATTTATAGGTTCCAGTATTTCCAGCAAAGTTAGATGAAAGTGTTAAAGATGTTTCGTTTGCAGCTACAGAAGCGACTTGGAGTTTACCGTCTAAAACAACCGTATAGCTTCCACTTGTCAATGCAGGATTTAAGTCTGACCCAGAAAAAGGAGTACAGACAGCCACAGTGCTAGAGGTAAAAGTTTGTACATATCCTTGAAAAACAGTTGTAGAGTTCGAATCAAGTAGACGAATTACAGGAACAATACTCGGATTATTTGGATTGTATACATAGTTAGAAGCAAAAAAGGCACTGCTTGCGGTAATAGTTACAGATTTGGTATTTGATAAACTTGAAAGAGCAACTGTAGCACTTTTAGTATCTAAAGCTCTTATTACAATATATTTACTTCCGTTATCTGTATCTGCTTGAATTGATTTTGTGTAATTATTCTTATTTATCGTTACTGAAGTGCTTCCATTTGTAAATGAAAAAGTAACAGGAGTCTTTGATGCCTGTATAAATGCTTGTTTTGTTAGCTGACTTGGATCGTCATTTAAGAATACAGATTCTCCTCCATCTACTAATCCATAAATAGGGCCTTCAGAAATAATATCAGTAAATACAGCTTCTTGTAAGTTAGAAGGAAGATGTTCAACTTCTCCATAATTTATAGGAGTGTTGGCAATAGAAGAAGCTCCTTCTCCCGTTCCTGTTGAATCTAGTGTTCCATCTGTTTGAGTGGCGGCGCTGGTTGTTTGAGCAATTCCAACAGGATCTTGATAAAGTCCTCCATCAAATACATTACCTGCTTCATCCATTTCTTCTATAGAAGAACTTACTCTTGTATTTTCTCCCACTACTTCAAAAGAAACTGGATGTCCTGGAACGCGTAGCTCTCCATAAAGAAGAGGTATGGGCATACCTTCTACAATGTTTCGTTGAGACCCGTTAAATAGATAGCCTTCATCTTCTTCATCTACAGAAGGATCAGGAGCCATGAGTTGCTGAATACCTGTGAGTGCAAGATTTACGGCGAGAGTAGCTGCTAGCATACCTGCTGTAGCATATGCGCCCCCTGCAGCTGAAAGGCCCGAAGCTAAGCTGGTTGGAGCAACCATGCTTCCATAACCTAAAATTAAGTTTGCTCCGCCAGGTATAAATAACAAGGCTGCAATTGCTACTGCGGTGAGAATCTTTGCTTCTCCAGACTTAGACCCAGCAGCAACTGGAGTAATTACTACATCACCTTCTCGTAAAGGAAGTAAACATTCTAAAGGAGTTTCAACTTCATTACTGCCTACTTCAATATGAAAACCTATATCTGCTTCTGCACAAGCTATAAGATACTTTCTTAATTCTGGATTATTTGCTTGAATAAGACGTAAAGCATCTCGAACACTCTCTCCATGAAAAGAGTGCTTTCTTCCAAATTTTAGTCCAATTTCTCCTTCGAGATAAATATTACGTTTCATATCTATATATTCCAGTTAAGTACCTTTTCCAAAGAGGGTACAAGTTTTCTCTGCATGAAAGTCTATTGACTGCATGGTGAAAAAATATATCGTTTCCTAAATAAATTCCACAATGATTTCCTACTAAAGACCCCATTGTAAATATGAGTAAATCATTAGGGAGTAAATTGTATACTTTTGTAAACCCCCATTCTTTTATATGCTCATCTGTAAAATAGTCGTGTCCAAGTTTCCACCAATCATCAACGTATGGAAGTAGTCTTTTTGGCAACTGTATGTCTAATTCTTCACTATAATAATCACGACACGCTTCTAAACAGTCAAACTTACCAAACTCATACTCTCTTCCAATTAAAGCATTTACTTTTACTTCTGGTTCAAGTATATTTAACTCCATACTGGGATAGCTAAATATGTAATATGGCACTCCTAAAGAATTACAATATTTCTTATCGTTCTCACTAGCTTCGTTTGTATACTCAACATGGTCGTGAACTATAGCGAATATATCAGCCTTTCTTTTTATAGAAATATAATCATTTGGATCAAGAATAAAATCTTCGTCTTCTGCTGCTAAATTCTTACAGGGAAAATATTGTTTCTTTCCTTTTACTATTCCAATTACGCCACAGGCCTCTTTTGGGTATTCATTGCTAAAGTGCTCTCTAATTTCTTCTATCATCTAAACTTCTTGCTGCCTATGAAGGCTCCAAAAGGTAAGGGTTTTGCTGTGTCTTTATTTGTAGTTGGAACTTGGTTTGCACTGGCAGCACTGTAGGGAACATATTGAAACCTACATTTACAAGAGTCTAATGTCTTGCCACATACGTCGCCTTTTTCCCAGTAGTTAGAACTTGTAGAAGGCGTGTTTCCTGTCCCTGCAATAATACATTTCCATACAGTTGTTTGTGTTCCATCATTATACTCTACATAATTTCCTACAGAGTACGCTGTGGAGGCATTATATGTTGAGTACTCAAAGTAGTCTGTTCCAGCAGACCCCCAAGAACCCATATTTGCACTTCCTGAAGGAACTATGGGTTTGTTGTTTTCTGTAAAGTAGGCTTTATGAGTATTTACTCCTCCGCTTCCATCTGCATAAGACACTAAACTATTTTTATTCCAAATACATCCACCTTTTTCACTAAGCGAGTATCCTTGGTATTGCCAAGAACAATACTTTCCAATTACTTGACGATTTGGGATTTGAATACCAGAAAGATCAAAAGGAGCAGCAAGTTCATAAGTAATTCTAGTATTTGTTTCTGCTGAAATTCTATCTATTATAAATTTCTTTATAGGAAACTCTACGGGAGGAGAAGCATCTCCGGTTTCTCCATACAAATACTTTTTAAGAGTAGTTCTTTTTGTTAGTCGTTCTCCAACTAAATCTTCTGGTCTTACATTTCCGATTGCGGAAGAAAATACATTTGTTACATTTGCAACTGTCAAACTTGGACGATTTATCGCCCCATCTGCATTCATCTCTACTCCATCCATTTCAATAGGAAAAGCCGTGTAAGTTCTAACCGTATACGGACTTGTTCTGTCTCGAAATTGAACAGTTGTTAAGTCTTCTTCTAGTCCAGAATGAAAATATAAAGTAGAGCTGCCGACCACAAGTTCGTATAGCTCTACTAATTCACTTCCTGGGTCTTGAAGTTGTACTGAACTGATTAGTTCGCTCATGCTTCGTATACTCTTCTAAAAGTTGCTGATGCAGAATAAAAATCGTCGTAAGAATAGTTTTGTGCAAAAGTATCACAAACTACTTTAATTGTAGTTTCCCCGCCATTATTACTGTCAGGAATAGTATAGTTAAAAGCAGTTACTCCATTTAAAGAGCCAAGATACCCTGTAATATCGTCTATCTCTTCCTTAGTTCGGTTCTTAAAAGTAACATTAAAAGTTTCATCTATGGAATTGATTCCATTTGCGATGCGCTGCTCATAACCGTCGCCAAAACGTGCAACCAATACTCGAGGCGTGGACTGTTTTTGAAGGCCTCTATCAGGTAAAATGTCCCTACTTCCATAAGTAGAAGTTGTTGTAAATCCAAGTGCCATTATGCTGCTCCATATGGGTTAAGTATTCCGCCAGATCGTTTTTGATTTTGAAGCTCTAATTGTACTGCTCGTGCGACTGCTCTTCCAATATCCGCTCCTTGACCATTTTGCGTTACATCTGAAGAAGCATTACCTTGATTATCAATTGCTACATTTACAGTAACATTATTATTTTGTCCTGCTCCTCCCATTTGAACAGGAATAGACTTTCCATCAGGAAGAGGAACTACAGCTTCATTATATCTACCTTCGCCTACTAATCCTACAGTGGGCTTTTTAATAATTCCGCCATTTGCATATCCACGAAATCCTCCTTTCATGATTCCGCCATTTGCAAAACCAAAAAATCCTGCTAGATTTCCTAAAAGCCCCATTAAACCTCCGGATCTAATAGATTGCATGCCTAATAACTGGGATACTCCGCCTTGGCTAGTGCCTCCAGTGCTCACTAAAGTTTTTTTGCCAAGAATTAAATTTGCTAAACCTCCTATGCCGCCACTTACTCCAGAGGAAAAACCTCCTGCAACAGGAGCAACTCCTTGAACTGCATTTGATATTAATCCAGCAACATATTCGCCTGCTTCTGCAAAACGAGTAGCTGGATCTTTTTTACCGAATAACATATCTGTAAATTGCTTGCTAAGAGTGTTTGCTACATTGCCTAATACGTTTTTAGCTAGACTAGCAATAGCATTTTTTAGGCTACCCTCTTTTCCAGTGATTAAATCTTTTATTCCTGTTTGAAAGCCTTGTGTAAAAGATTCATTGAAGGTTCTACGTAATTGTTCACCATATTCTGCTTGATTATTAAGTTCATCAGTTTGAGCCTGTAAAAGTGCTAACCTCAGCCTTTGATTTGCTACTTCTTCATCTGATAACTCTATTAAATTTCGTTCAAAAAGTTCTTGCTGTTCTCGAATACTTTGCATTTCTACAGCATATTCTCGTAACTTATTTTCTCGATCTACTCTTTCTTTTTGTAGAGAAGTTAATCCTTGAGTAGTTTGAAAATTAATTAAGTCCAAAGCTGCTCTATTTGTAGCTTCCTTCATTTCAAATTTTGCAAATTTTGTTCTTTTTTCTTGCAGAGCTGCTATACTCTTTAATAAGGCTTCTTGAGCAGACAATCCTTCTACTTGTTCTAAGAAAGACTCTCCTAATAATGTAGAAATATATCCGATTTTATCTCCAAAAACACTTTCTATATTCTCGCCAGTTATATAAACTCCGTTTTCTACAGACTTTGAAAACTCTGTAAGAACTGCTTCGGCATCTGCCAAAGAGTCTTGTAAAGAAGCCAAAGGAGTCTTTTTAGTTCCTAAATCTGTAACTATCCTTTGATAGTTTTCCGCAGCTCCAGACAGTCTATTAAATGCACTTTCACTTGTAGTAACTAAGTTAGTAGTTCTTTCCTGTTCTATTAAAAAAGCTTTAGTAGCTTCTACCAGTTCGAGTCTATTTTCAACGGACTGTTTTACATTAAAGTCTTCGAAAGCTTTATTTAATCTGCTAGTTGCAGAAGTTAAGTCCTCTGAAAAAATTCCTGTGCTTTGTACTGTTTCTTCATATAGTTTTGCAGAATCTACAAACTTTTCAAAAGCTCCTAATGTTTCATCTAATACTTGGACCTGAGGAGCTGCTAAGCCAGGCGAATACATTCCTGTTCGTGGAGTCCTTACTTCTGCATCTTCTAAGTCCTGTAATATTTTTGAAAAATTATCAAATTTAAAACTAGTAATTATGTTTGCTGCTTGAGAAATAGAGTCAAGTAATCCAGAGGCTTCTGATAAATTGCCTACTAACTTTTCTAGTTCTTCGTTTTGGGCTTCAAAAGCACTTCTTGCGGCATTGGCCCTTTCTTCTAAAGCTTTTATTTCATCGCTTTTAAAGAATTCTGCAATTTGTTTAATTACTCCAAATAAAGTAACTGCTAATCCAATCCAGCCTAAAAAACTTAATGCTGACGAAATAAATCTTCCTGCAGATCCTGCCACGGCGGTGATAGTTCCCATTACTCTTCCATGTTCTGATTGAAGGAGTAATAATTCAGCTCTCCAACTAGCGTAGGCACTCTTTATTCCAGTAGTAGTTTGTGCTATGTAGGCTTGCTGTTGCGCTTCTAATGCAAGGATAGTTCTCTTCGCTTGCGCTTGCAATTCTTTGTCTGCTTTAAATATTGCACTGTTTTTTGCTTGAAGACTGGTCTTTAAACGAGAGATTTGTGTAGGCCCTACTTCTCCGGATAAAACCGCTTGTCCAGTTTTTGTAGCAGTAGAAGGGTCAATAGTACTCTGTAAATTTTTTATTAATTGTTTATTTGCAGTCTCAAACTCTGCAAACTGCCTAGGGGCGGGAGCCAGGCCCTTTGCTATGTTTGCACCTAATAGTAAGAAAGCTCCTGCCAGCGCTTCTACATTTGAAACAAGGGCAGAAGCTAAAAAGGCTGCAAACGGTTCTAAAGTACGTTTTAACTGGTTTAATAGATCATCAAAGGCTTTTCCAAGTTTCACAAAGCCATTTACTTCTACATTTAAGTCTTTAAACTTTTCTTCACCTTGAGCAATTACAGCATTTACAACTGCTTGACTTTTTTCCCAAGTTGTTAAATCTTTAGCAGTTTTTCCAATAGCAGCAGCATACTCATTCGTAGCTCTTTCTAAACGAATAACAATGCCTAATTCATCTAAAAGTTCTGGTTCTGCTTTAATTGCACCACGAGTTAAACGATTAAATGAATCCGTTAGATCTCTACCAAGAGCTTGAGAAGCACTTTTTGCAACTCCTGCCAGACCCTGTATTTGAGAAGAAGTTAATCCTGCAGCCCTGCCTATAGAAACAGCTTCTGCTGCTTCTCTATACTTTAGTAGGCCCCCTGTCGCATCTTGGACTCGAGTAGTTAGTAAGGCCAAAGACTGTCCAGTATTTCTACTGTAAGCAAGCTGTGATTGCTCTAAGGAACGTAAATCTCCTATAGATTTGAGAAATTGAAAGGCTGCAGTAATTGCAAATACATTTGCTGCAAGGGTTGCATACGCAGGTACAAGACCTCCTGTAATCCCTTGAGCCATTTTTGAAAAGTTTTTTGTACTATTTGAAGAAGTTTGGGCAACGCCTTTTAAATTACGATCCGCAGTCTGAGCATTTTTAGCAGTTCTGTCTAGCCCTTCTCCAGCTGCTTTTGCTTTCTTACCTAGAATAGATAGATTACCATCATCATCTATCTTTACTTTAATCTTTATAGTATTTTCAGCCATTAGCCTTTAACATTATGGGTGAAATTTTTTCCACCGCTTTTCGCTTTACGCTCTTCTGCTTTACGCTTTCTCTCTGCCTCTTCAAATCTATAATTCATTAGTATTCTTTCGTATGCTTTCATAAAATACAAAGTATTTCGTTTATCTTCTACTTCATATATGGAAAACAATAAATCACAACCTGACCAATCCTTTCCCATGTAAGATCCTGACATTCCTTCCCAAACATCTGAGAGAAGGTTAAACATAAAAAATGCCACTTGTACCTCGTCAGGAAAAGCTGACTCGGTAAGCGGCATCTTTTGGGGGTCAGGCTCTTCGCCTAATTGCTCACATATAGATAAATATTTATCTATATTAAAGTTTGAGTTCTGTTCTCTCACATAGCGAGCAAGTAGGTCTTGAACTCTTTCTACTTGCTCCCAGTAAAATTTTCTAAGTCACCTACTGTTTCTGTTACCCAAGTATCAAATACATTAGAGTTTTTCATCAATAACTCTGCATTTTCTTGAGTAAAAGGCAGTTGATCATTAGCATCTTGAGAAGAAACATCCACCAAAAGAAACTCTTCTAAGTATGAATATTTAAACCCTGACCACGTTTTGATAACTGCTTTAACGTATTCTTTTAAAAACTTATCTTCGTCTAACTCTTCTTCAGGTTGACGAGTTTTTTTATTAAATTTTGTTGTTACGCACTTCTTCCGAAGTTTTACCAGTTCATCTCTTCCAAGATAACACAAATCAACAGTTAGCCCATCATACCCTGGAAAGTCTATTGTTACTGTTTTGCTTGGAGTCATAAGACTCGCGAGTGATACGGGTTCCTTTTTTACTGCTGCCTCTGTCATTCAAAAAATCCTTCTTCAGTTAAAAAAGTAGGGAGGCCGAGACCTCCCCACGTTCTTTATAGTATAATTCAAAACACCATAAATGTCAAGAATTATTTTTTATGTTGCTCCCACATACTTGACTGTAACTTCGTCAGTTTCACTAATTGTTGAAGGTAGTGCTTCAAAAGTAGTATCCAGGGAGATTACATCTTCAATGCTATGCTCTGGAATCTGCAAGTGAGCTGTAGCCATTGCCATTTCTAATCGAGGAGTTGAACTTGCTCCGCCTATCTTAAAGGTAAGTGCGAAAGAGTTAGTTACAACATTGTCGATAGACTTCATATCTTCCCAGAAGTTTGCTGACTCATCAGAGCTTGCATCCCCCCAATCTGTACGGTTCAAGTAGCAGGTAAAATTACCATTTACAGTACGAGTACCAGTTACATGACCAAAAGGAATATTTACTTTACCAAGCTCTTCTGGAGTAATATAAGTAATATTGTTAGTAATATTAATTGTTCCACCAGTCAGAGTCAAATTATAAGAAGCTTCAAGCTCATCAGTACCATCTGAGTCCGGGTCTTGACTAGTTGGAACTACTGAAAGTACCGTAAGACGATTTCGAATAAAATTGTCTGTTGCGCCTGTATCTTCATATACTGCTGAGGTAGATGCTTCTGTACCTGCTCCTACATTAGTAAGTTTATATAGACGATAGCTATCATTTGAATCTAACCACACATCTCCTACAGCAATAGCAGTACCATCATTTGTAGTATCACCATCTGTAGGCTGTACAGTATCTTCAATAGTAGAGCCGCTCATATCTGTAATTTCTGAGCTAAAACCAGCCCAGTTAATTGTAGCAAGACCATCAATATCAAAATCAATAGATGCTTCATTTACAACACAAGAAGCCATCTTGTAAACTTTTCTATTTGTATCGCCTAGTACAAAGTAAAGAGTAAAAGTTGACAAAGTACTTGCATTTGAAGAGTCAAAATTAATATCTAAATCTGTACCGTCATGAGTAGTTACAGCAGTACCACCTTTATCAAAGTCATAGTCAGTTGTACCGTCATAATTGTCTGCACCTGCCATAAGTGCCCACAATACTTCTTCTACTGCGTGATGATGGGTTTGATCATCTGCTGCTCCGCTTCCTGAGCCTGCTGAAATATAGGGACGCACATAAGTTGAAAAACTCCACTCTGCTGGTGCAAGAGAGTCATTAAACGCACGACGACCTCTTCGGCTAACACCGGCTGTGCTTTCCATTTCTGCAAGAGTAATTTCGGTGGCATTAGTTGCTTGAGAGAAACTAAAACCATCGAGTACAGGCATTTCCCAGATGACACTATCGAATTCAATAAAGACTTTCGTGTCGCGTGAAAAATATAATCTTTCAGCCATTATTATCTCCTAGTTTCTTGAAAAGGCTTGGACGTGAACATTTGTTCCTGCCAGCATTTTCTAATATCGAACCTCTATGAGGATCTCTCCGACCCCGTAGGGTTCAAGTACACCTTCGTCAGTATCTATGCTGACAATTGTGATCTGGTGAGTAGACTGCTTTGTACCGGTTCTATCATAATAAGTTAGTGTAGAATTACTTTCTAAAGCTGTTTCTACATCTTCTAGTAACTTGTCTAAAGCTTCTACTGCATCTTCTTCATTTACATAACATCTTATCGTAACGGATAAAAATCTATCTTTGTATCCTCCGCCTTGATAGTCTCTACTTTCAGAACCTGCATTCATATGAACAGCAGGAAATTCCTCTACTTCATCCCAGAATTTTAGTCGAGGATGAACATTTTCAAATAGATTAGTTAAATAAGCTCCAGTACCATCTATTTCTTTTAACTTTGTTACAAGAGCACCAATAATAGACTGTCTTCGTGTGGTATAATCTCTTACAGCCATTATTGTCTCCTTGTATAAAATCTTCCTATTGCGTACTGTGCCATAATCTCTCTTATAGAGCGATCAATTAATTTTCGAGGATCTCTTTCCGGATCTCCTTGAGCATACCCAGGCTCAAATGTTTGGTATGGATATAGTTGGTATGTATATCCAATACTAGGAAATCCTTGAGGAGTTCTACTAATATCTGTTGCTCTTACTCCTGAAGCAAATCTACCTGTTCGATAGTTTAATGCAGGATCTCCCATATTTTTTGCAACTACACTAGGAAGTTGCTGATTTAATATTCCTAAAAAAGTTGATAAATTAAACTGAGATCTCTTAGCTTTCCTAACTCTTGCAGGACTTGCTTTTGATTTTTTTACTCTTTTCTTTGAAGTTCCTGCAACTATTGTTTTAACTGGTGCAGGAGATCTCTTTGGTTTTTTTGTCTTTTTTGTAGCTGTAACATTCCCAGCTTTTGTTAAATTACTTACTACTGTATGAGCCGTTAGCTCTAATGAGTCCTCTTTTAGAGATTTGCTACCCTTTCTTCCCCACCAGTCTTGCTTAGACGCCCACGAAGATATAGCTTCTTCTAACTTTGGTTTAATAAGTTTCCAATCATTTGGCTCACTTCCTCCAAAGTTTTTTCGATAGCTAGCAATGTCCACTGAAATTAAGTAGTCTTCTTTAATTGATACATTTAAGTCTGAATCCGTTTGAAACATTAAATCAAAATCTCCAAACATATCTCTTAAAGATGTTATTTCTTCAGAAACCATAAAATTTGAAAAATATTTTGTAGTTCCTAAAAAAGCAAAAGCTTTAGTTAACTGCGCAGACCCAATTGTGGTTCCTTTATGGTGTATTTCTATACCTGTTTTGAACTGTCCTACTTGACTAGCTTGTGCTGCGGTACTAAACTCCATTCCAGGATTTTGTTGGACAAGATCTTGTGCATCTGTTAAACTTTTATTAAATCGTTTTAACTTTCTATTAACATAACGAACTCCGGTCTTTTTAATAATATCTAAAGGTACTTGAGAGTTTTTATCGCTTGTATAAACTACTACATTTCCTTTTATGCTTCCTGGTGCAAAATAAGACTTAGTCTTAGGGTTTCTTAAATGATTTTCTAAGTCTTTTATTGCTGCTTTAGCTGCGAAACCAAAAATCTTCCAACCTTTTGGGTCAGGTAAATCTGGACTCTTTTCTAAAACTTTATTATACGAATCTTTATAGGCTTCTTTAATATTGTCCAATGTAATTGTAACAATATGCTTATTTCTTGTAAGCTGCTTTCTAGTGCTTTTTCCATCAGCTACTCTAAAAACTTCTTTTAATAGTTTTTTTGTAAGCTGTTTTGACATTAATAAGTTTTATATAAATCCAACACACGTTTAATGTGATCTGGAAATGCTGGATTATTTCTCATGCTTGTGCTACCTTGATTTTGTATAGTAGCACCTGCAAGAGTTTGTCTTTGTTTATGTTCGTCTTTTAAGTAGTATGTAATTAAGTCGTATACTGCAAGTTTTAAATCCGCAGGCACTGCTGAGTATCCTGCGGTATATACCACTTTTACAGATCCTGGACCACGGTGCCAGTTTCTATAGTACCCACTGCCATTTGTTCTATATAAAGAATCTGTAGCACTGTCTAGATAATAATCATAATTACCTGTAGTAAGAGTAGTATAGCTTTCATTATATGAAGCGCGCTCTTCTACAGAAGTAATACTATTTACGGGACTCTCAGTAAGCTGTACTATATGAGTGTCGTAATTTACATTTATATATTCTGTTTTTTCAGTAGAGTAATAGTCTACAAGACTATTGCCACAATAAGTTTTTACTAATTGACTCACAGATGGAATTAAAGACTCGATACGCAAATCCTCTTTTGGAGATTGAATACCCTCAGCAGTTTTATATTCTTCTAATGTGATTAAGTTAGCCATAAGTAAATTAGTAAAAACTTAGGGGGAGAAGCCTCCCCCTAAGATCCATAGCTAGTTAGCTATTAGGCGTATGCCCAACGTACTGAAGGAACGTTTGAACCAGAGTTCGCGAACA